TATACTGATATATAAATCTCTCGTTACCGAACACTTGAAAATTATCTACAAACTCATACTGCCTTATAAATTCTTTTGTCTCTCGGACAGTACCAGGTTTTACCTTCGCAACATACTTACCGTCTAGAGTCTTGTACTGTGTTTCTTTGTTTGATGATACAAATAAAGTAGGTTGATAGTCATCACGGATTTGAAAATACTCACCATTATCGTATCCACGCACGAGGAACTTGTCCCCGATCATGCAAACATTTGTATAGAACTTCAACTAATAACCTCTTGATATGCCTCCAACAATTCTGGTTGGGGATCTACAATAGTTAGTATAGCATCTGATGAGATCATGCACTGGTGGTTTTGTGTCAGTAATTTACCTGGCCACCTTTGCAACCTTTCTTTCCACTCTTCTTTTCCTTCTCTAAACTCTACAGGATCTGTGAGTTGACAATCTGGTTCTCCTAGTTCACTTTGTACTTCTCTTATTTTAGTAACTAAAACCTTAGATTCATTTTTTAGAACCAATACTTTTACAATAGGATCCATTAGATTCTTCTTCCACGAGTTAAATCTTCATACATGTCCTTTAAGTCTGTAACTGGATCACATATTGTGGTAACTGTATTAGGATTTATAATAAATGTTTGATCGTCAGATATCTCTAACCAAGTTTTTAATCCTACTTTTTTAGTTGTTGATAATGTTTGAGAACCATCCTCTTGCATATCCATTGTGTCTGTATACACAATCTCGAATGGTTTAATTACCATGTACTGTGTTTGGTCACCGTCTGTAACTTCTTTTATATCTGCAAGAAGTTGAGTGCCATCATTTAATATTCCGACTTTAATTGACATAATACATTATGTATGTAAAAAAGGAGGGTGGTTGGATTCCTGTATACCAACAAGTAACGGGCATTACTACAGAAGTAAAATCGTTACAGCCTGATACCTATCTGGTTAGATAGTTCTGCCATTTCTGACAGCGAGCACCACCTCTGTATCATCACCTTAACTAGCGGTTGCCAGTAAGTTTATTCAGTCACACCCATGTTGCGTCCAACGGTTATATTATAACATAAAAAAAGGGGGTTGAAAACCCCCTGTGTTTATATCCAGTCTTTTCGTTCATGATGTTCTGGAACGATCTTACCTAGTGTGACAGTTAATAGACCGTCTTCAAATACTACCTTCTTGACGACTGTATCGTCTGCAATAGTCCATGATCTAGAAAAGGATCTTTGTGCTAGTCCTTTATGTGCGTAGTCAGAGGTGTCTTTTTCTGCTTTGTCCCCTTCTACAACTAGTTTACCATACTCTGTGTAAACTTTAACTTCTTTCTTTTTAAATCCTGCTAGTGCAATTTCTAGTCTTGATTCAACATTACTAACATTGACCAAATTGTATGGTGGGTAGTTAGTATTAAATTCTGTGTTGAAAAATTGATCAAAGTAATTGTCTAATCCTATGCTGTTTTTAGTGATACGATCTATTAAAGTTGGTAGATCGGCAGCATGATACTTCTGAATGTCCATAGTTCTCCTTAGTAAGCGAGTGTAAATTGTGTCCCCGAAGGCAACAATACTATTTAACCACAGACTCTACTAAGTGTCTATCCGATATACCGACTAACTTGGTTCGGGTATCCATCCAATCTTTTACATGGTAGTGAAAACCGCCCTTCTCTTCTACTGCTTTTGCCAGAGCATAATCGTTCTGACCTTCCTCCATCATGTCACCAAAGAAGTGCAACTCATCACTAGTCTCAAAGTCTCTAAGTATTTGACTTTTATTTCTTCCTAGTGGTGCTAGATCTAAACCTGTCTGTCCTCCTATCTGCACTTCTAAGTCTGGGAACTTTAACCTAAGTCTTCTAGCAATTTCTCCTCTCTCATTAGTTAGTTTATCCCACTTGACATACTCTTCCCTTTCTATGAAGCAAGTATTTGCTCTACCTAGTATGCTAAAGTTTACACCGCCAGGTCTTCTTTCAATATGAATACCATTACGGATAGGAAACTTACTAAACAATAACTCATTCTCTAGGTGTCTTTCTACATCTGTAGGTAACTCCCAGTCATCTCTATAGACATTCTTAGTGCCTTCATAGACATCACTACCTGAGCAGTTGTATACTCTGGTGCATTTGTTATACAAGTATGGTGTTAGTTGTTCTAGTGTTTTGTCTCTGTCACTACCTGTCACTAGATAAACATCATTGCGAGCAGCAAACTCTGAGAAGAATGGTAAGAACTCTCCGTCAATTTGTTTTCTTGCAGGTGTCAAAGTCCCATCAACATCAAAAATAAATTTCTTCACTCTTCCTCCGTTTTTTTCCTACCTATATTATACTTTGTTTCTAGTATCCAGTCACCCTTATCTTTATAAGACAATACTTTGATCTGGTTCAACGGTGCTATATCTGCTATCTGATCTACATTGAGTATACTAATGAGTCCCCAATCAGCAAGCAACTGACTAATACGATTCCTACGCTGCACATCGTTAATAGTAAGGTTAGCTCTTTTTCCATCAAGTGCAAATAATTCTTTAAAGTGGACGATAAAATATCTCCCCTGTTTATGTAGTATATGACAACTTTGATATAATTTCTTCTCTTTGCGTGATGCCACACCAATTCTTGTTAAGGTTTCTCTAACCTTTAGGAAATCATCTGGTTCACTTAATGATACTTCTACCATCTTTTCGGACGACCAATCAACGGTCGGTTCAGTCACTACACTCATTGTTTTAAATCAATTATTAATTGTATTTAGTAAATAATTCTTGCAAAAGGACATTTTGACTTACCTTTCTTAAACAATCTATCTGTCCAACTACCGTTATCCATTGCCTCCTCTCGTTTTGTCTCATAAATTTCTAGTATCTCATCTATTATAGCACGATCTTCTATTCTCTGTAAGTCTACCTCTGCATCTAGGTCAGGAGAGTGGAAAGATAACCTGCATAGAGGGTCGCCTTTTCTAAACTTTACTGGTTTTGTTTTATCTACTACTTGGAATCCGATACTTGCCTTAGACGGCCATGTAGATAGTTGTACCCAACCAGGAATCATAACCATGTTATTATCCAGAGCAGTCATAGGATGATCATTTGCCTCTAACCACACATCGTCATCTGATGTCCATAATAAAAAATGCGGAGTTGTCATATGAAACACTAGTGTATCAAGATGTTCTTGATTGTAATGTAAAAAATTTGTATCTATTGGTTCGTCAACTCTAAACTCATAGTCAATAGGTGATGAGATTATAAAAGTTCTTTCATTTTTATGATTAAAACATGGACACCTTCTGTATGGCATGCCACTAGAATCTTTAAACTCAGATTGTTTTATAATATAATTGTCAGGTGAGTCCTGACTCAAGTAATTAATTTTCATCAGTAAATAATTTTAGTTACACCTTTGTAATATTTTTCCATCTCATATTTTCTATGTAGATAGTCTATCTCTATTTTCTTTCCACTAAGTTCTTCGTAGACTTTGATAAATGTACTCATCATGTGCCAATGTAATGGTGGAATGTATGAAGGTGATAAGCATACAAATATTTGATCAAACTTATAGTCACCAAAATCATAATCATTTTTAAAACCCCAAGTAAAATTATTCAGATACTTATGTCCATGCATTGTATCCAAGAACTCCTCTGTAGTCTCATTCATAATCCAATGAAAAGATTTTAATCTTCCCTGTGATTGTAAATAATATCCCCAGTTACCTTCTACTACTCTCTCGTCTTCATCTATCTGTTTTATCTCTTCCTCTGCACTACTTCTGGTATTTGTAAGTATATCACTATGATGATCTATGTTGACTATCTCTATGTCTGTATGTCCTTCTAAACCATATAAAATATTGTCATGGTCATATCCAAAGTAAACATCGTCACAGTGTTTTAATGCTCTTAAATATGTTCTTAAACAAAAATCATAATTGTCTATATCAATCTTCTGAGATATAGTTTCAAATACCTCTGGCATTCTAGATTGTAATTGCTTCCATTGAACGACTGGTTGAACATCTGGTATCTCTTTGTTCATACCATTCTTATAGAAGTCGTTGATTGCGGGTGCTGAAATAAAGTCTAGATCAATACTGAGAATCTTCATTTTCTTCTTCCCTTTCCACTTCTTTAAATACTAGAAGTGACTCACCTGGTTGTATATTTTCCATCTCAGGATGCACAACCTTCTTAGGTTTTTCCATGTCTCTGACTAGCATGCCAGTCATTCTCCACATGAATGCGAATGTACCACCTACTACTGCAGCGAACATCAAACCGTATATAAAAACGAACATGTCATTCATATTCTTCCACCTGTGTTAAGTTTCTTCTTAATGAACTCTATTTGGTCTTTGCTAAGAACACGCATTGCTTGCAATGCTTTTTCACTACTGTATCTATAATACTTCTTAACTGCATCTAAATTTGATATCTTGTCCTTCTTTAACCAAGGAGCAAACCTCTTTCTTTTTCTCAAAGAATGCAATAGAAAATCATACTGTAACTTAGGATCTAGGTTAGGATACTTGTTCATTTCATTAGAGAACATAACAGAATCTAATATCCCAGACAAACATTTGTTTACTATGAATGCAGGATATTTTAGTGTTGGATCTTCTTCTAATAAATTTTCTTTAGTAAGGTTGATAGATTTCAACCAGTCCTTTAATTCCATTTACCTCTCTTTCTTCTTCTTTCATTTCTAGCATCTATCAGACCTGCCATCAGATACCCATAATAACCTAGTGCTGCAAAACATGCAATGCCAATTAATAGTTCCATAATTTTATTTAAAATAAGTTGAACAAGAGCATACAAGATTGCGATCACCATATACATTATCAATTCTTGATACTGCTGGCCAGAACTTGTT